GGATACCACTGATCCTTAGCCCTCATCACCCATTCTTCTAGATAAGCTAGATCTCCAGAGTAAAGTGGTTTGTCAGAAGTAATCGAAGTGAATCCATCAAATGTTCCAGAAGGGTCAACAAGGAACTGCACGACAACATCGCAGGATTCAAACTTCTCGTTGTCCATGTTTAGCATATATGTGTATTTCATATTAACCTTTCGATTAATGTGACGAATGCTTTGGCGGCAGTTTGAGGAACTACTCCGTTTCCCAAGAGCCTAAGTCTGTCCACCCTACTGGTAGACCCATTAGATGTTCGACCCAGTTGGGGTTCAGCTTGCCCGTTGCTTTCCCGCAATGACCCGCTATGTCTTCCTCCAGATTGGCTTTGTTCCGATTGGCTAGATGCTCTCGGTTCTCCTCCGTTATCTCTGGGTGAACCTTGTTGGCTCTTGGTGTCGGCCACGACTCTTGGTTCTTCCCATTCGTATTGAGGTTCGCCTGGTCTTGAAGGCCAACGTGTGCTACACGCTGACCAAGTGTCTGCTTGGATGGGTTCGCCCTGCTCGGAGGAACTGTGGCATTGGTGTCCTTCCAGTCCCTCGTGGTTGCTGTTGGCCAGTTCTTCACTTGTTCCGTTAAGCACCCCTCTACATACTTCCGACCGATACTCTTCCGATACTCTGCTCTTTTCCTCATCCCTTCTGGAGTTCTCTCTATGTCCATTGTTGTGGGCGTTTGCCAGTTCTTCACTTCTTGACATAGTGGTGGCTTCTGCCCCCCCGATGGATTCTTCTTTCTGGGTTTCTGAATGTTTGCTGTGTCCATTACTGTTGGGGTTGACCAGTTCTTCACTTGGGTGCTGAGTCCGTCCCCGCTTGTCTTGCTCGCTCCCTTGCGGTTGTGATTCCCGCATACATTCGGCGTTGCCCAGTTCTGTTCGTGAGTCTCTACGGCATCCTTCAGCTTCGCCCCGTACCAAGGGCTGTTCGGTTCTTGGCTGTGTTTGCTTCGGTATACTCCATCCACCATCTCGGTCGGATAACTCCCGCCCGTCGTATCGAACACTGTTGCGGTAGGCCATGATGAAGACTCGCTTTCTCTGATGAGGTGCGCCAACTTCTTCCGCTGAGAATATTCCTGCCGTTGCTCTATAACCCAGTCCTTCCAATTCTTTGAGGACATATTGGAGAACGGAATCTCCGTCTCCAGTCTTAGCAGAGATGATTCCTGCCACGTTTTCGAGAAACACAATTCTAGGTTGGCACTCTCTGATTCCGTCTGCGATGTAGGGAAAGAGGTGTCTGGGGTCTTCAGTTGCTTTACGCTTTCCAGCAGCACTGAATGGTTGGCACGGGAATCCTCCAGAGAGGATGTCCACGAGTCCACGAAACTTTCTGTAAGGGAAGGTTTTAACGTCCGTGAACACAGGTGCTGCATCCAGTTCTCCCGCTTCCATCTTTGCAACCAAGTTCGCGACAGGGAATCCTTCCCTCTCCACGTAAGCGATTTCTCGCAGATTTGGGAGAACTCTTCTGAGTCCAAGCCCAATGCCTTCGTATCCTGAGCATAAGCTGAGGTGTGTAATTGTTTTGGTAATATCCACATTAATAATCTTTCTAATTTGTTTGTTGGTTCATTTAATTGAGAAGTAATAAAAAGGGGAGAGGCATGACCCTCTCCCCCTTGATAGTCAAGCAATCCCTAAAAAGGATCGTCCCCAATGGGAGCCGCTGTAGGCTGATTAGGGATGCCGTCCCTGCGGTATTGCTCTGGTTGTTTGTCCTCATCGAGACGAGTCAAACGGATGTTCATAACAGGACCAGATTTGCTCTGGTTTTTCCAAGCCGCCGCACGGTATTTGCCCGGTGCAGTGACTTCGAGTGTTCCTGTTGCGTGAGGCGACGAATCGGACTCACGGTTACTTTCTGGGAATAGAACCCCAGTGTTTTCGTTGTTATACTTTGGCATTGTATTATTGGTTAGAAATCAAAGTCCGCGTCAGCGTTGGCTGCTTGGCTTATCTTCTTGGTTTGTGTTATTGGCTTCTTGCCGTGATCGTTGGTAGCATCAGCGTCCTTTGTATCGTCGATAGCAAAGAGTCCGTTGAGTGCATACTTACGAGCGTAAGAGCTAGCTGACCCAGTAATCTGTGAGTCATCCATACCCTTGCGAGTCTCTGATTCTCTAGCGAATCCATTTGCTTGGATGGTGTATTCACCGCCTTCGGTGCAAGCTAGCACAGCCATGGCCTTGACGTATATACGTCCACCTACTTCGACTACATCATCAGTAATAACAAGCGTGCAATTCCACTCAGCGAGCAGAGGTTTGACAGCTGTTAGTATATCTTCAGCGGAACGGTAAGCGTACCCGCCGAACTTGTTAGTCTGCCCCTTCGGAGCTTTGAGGGATGACTGAATCCCTTTGAGTTTTGAATGAATATTCAATTTATTCATGTTTATGTTTAGTTAGTTCACGGAATAGTTTGGTTCGTTCTGAGGCATTAGAACATTCCATGAGTTGTTTTCGTTTTGCCCCTAGATTTACTAAAATGCCCTTCTGATTTTCGGATGTCAAGGCTTTAAATTTTTTTGTAAGTTGAGTCAATCCCACGGGGTGCAATACATCCAGTTGCTCCTGCTCCAGGTAGTCTGCTATGCCGCGCAGCACGTCGGGTAAATGATCCTGGCTGATCTGGCATCTGCGGTAAGCGAAGTTCTCGATCTTACCCAACAAGGCATTACCTACCCTTGATACTACACCGCGGACCATTCCGGACTGATGGCAGTGATCCACTACCCAGTCAGATGTCTTTCGCAGTATCAGTGGACAAGTTTTGGGCTGATGTTTGGCCCTCCAGTCCTTGAGTTTATTTTGTGGAAGATACATTGAGTTCCCTAAGTAAATCCTTGAGGGCGTTCTTCTCTTGCGTTAGGTTCTTACGTTGCTCCATCATCCTTTCTATTCTGAAGGACAGAGTCCGTGACTCCTGTCGGATCATATCGATCCTAGTCTGTATTCTTTCGACGTTACTTTCTACTTGTGTCATACTCATATTATTTTAATGTTTATATATTAGGTGTGTTATAAAAATTCCTGTGCCTGTGCCTGTCATTGCGCCGAAAGAGTAGACTAAGCGTATCCAGTTAGAAGCAAAAACTACTCGCCCTACATTTATTGTCCAGACAAAAGATATGAGGAAGCCAACGATGGTTGCTCCGACCCACTCTTGATTTGCAACCTGGTAGGTATTGGTAGCTATGAGTGTGACTTGCAGCCATGAGTATAGAAATGTTTTAATCATCTGCTCCTATCTCACAAGACTCACCGCAAGATGAACCAGTGTCTAAAAATACATCGTAGCTTGCTTGGCTAAACATTTGCGTTTGATCTGAATCCCTGTATGGCTCAAAGTTGCCTTCTCTTGCCATCCTAATAATATCCACCGTGTCCATGTATTTTCTGAAGAAATGTCTTCTTGTTATTCCGGCATCTATCTCATTTTGATTAACCTTGTGTGCGTATTTTTCTTCCATAGCTGCTGGAAAATCAAACACAGATTCATCCTCCTGTGCCAAGGTTGCCAACTTCCGCATAGATTTTTTCCAACACCAAGTGCAGTTGCCCCAATGTTCCCCAGATAATTCTAAATCAAACGGCCATGACGCACATTCAGACTTTACGTCTTCCTTTGCCCAGCCAGCATCAACCAATGGGTAAACAAATTTATGTTCCAATCTTTTTTCGCTAACCCTATCTATTTCGTCAGCACGAATGCCAATCGCTGTCCAATATTCTTTATTTTTCCAACCCAAAGCATTTCGAAGATAGTGCCGCATAGGAACTTCTTTCAAATCTCTCGTACACCAAAACCAGTTAGGAGGTCCACATAATCCAAGTTTTTTAATTGCGTCTTCAAATGGTTCCCCGTATCTAGATGCTGTTTCGTAATCAACTATCCTATGCCTGGGTCCAATCCCTTTCTCTTGATTTATAACGGCTTCTACCCACACTACGCCCCAATCAAAATGCTTGTCACATTGATTAACAAACTTGAGTGTGTTTTCATGCTCGCACCCGGTGTTGGCAAAGGTAATAGCGATGTCGTGCGTATCAGAAAACTTCTCAACGCACAGCTTAGTCATAACAGCAGAGGTGCGACCCCCGCTAAAACTAATCGCTAATTTGGGTTTCATATTACGGAAACTTTAGTTTTAGGTAAAGACGGTGGGCATCAAAGTTTTCTAACCCGCAGCGGATTTCTATTTCTTTGATAATTTCTTCTTTGCCCCAGCCAGAATCTTCTAGGTTTTGAATGTATTCTATAGTCATATTATTTTTTGTAGTTTCGTTCTTTAATTTGGTTTAATATCTGTCGTAAAGATTTGAGATATATTCCCGTCTCATGCTTCTTTTTTGCCGTTAGAGCTTCTTCAACAATGTTCAAAGCCATCGTTACAAGTTCATCAATCTCTTTCATTTAGTCTTTCTATTTTGAACACTACTTTTTGAAGGGACGAAGTTGGCTCTGCTCAAGTGCATAACCTTTTCCGTAACCCAGATCCTTTATGTTTTTCTTGTTTATAAGTTCCTTCTTCCAGCACCAGCCAACCATCTTTACAGTCCAACGATCCGGCGTGATGCACATGATATACATATCTACATTGGGGTTGTCCTTGAGGGTTGCCAGTAGCTTTCCGAGGGCGTGGTGAGTGCTTTTGACATCGTAGGAGTAACCGTTCATTACCCCATCGGCTGACCCAGCGCGAGGGCTGAGGCCGAGGTCAAAAAA